CACCTGCACCTGGGCCTTCTTCTACAACAACTCCAAGTGCTGGCAGATTGGAATCCAACACAATTCCTGCCTCCAGGCGCTTCTGTCGTTCCTCCTCGGTTTCAGCTTGCTCAAAGCGTCCCACACGAGCTTCAGCTGCTTCACTAGGACCCTTCTCTTCCACAACGACTTCAGCAATTTCCTCAACAGCAGGTGGAACATACTCAGATCCCTCCTTTCCTTCAAAGATACCCACACTCAGAATAAACTTATCATTGACCTGGAAGCGAGACTTTTTGATTTCCACTCGCACATAATCTCCAATTTTCACTTTGGAGAACTCCTCATCGCCGATATGTAAATCACGAGGAAGGATAACCTTGATCGCATCAATGGAGGTCGTGACTGCCTTTTTCGTTTTACGATCCATTTCACGGTAGCGAACTTTATAACTGCCATAGATACCCATCATATTGTTACCAACTACCTCGCAAACAATGTGAGAGCCAGAGGGGGGGTTCAGAACTTTGGCTTGGGCTTGGACGTGGAAGACAAGATCACCCGTGAATCGCCCATTCTCAAGATATCCCATTGATCGGGAGAGAATCTTGATAGAATCGGGCAAAACCCAGCCGTGAAGAGAACATTTCGCTTCCATCTTTTCACCAAGTTTCGCGACAAGGATGCCGTGAATATTGAGGTTCTGGTTTGCCATATCACGAGGTGTTATGGCAACTTTTTCTTCAAAGAGCGCAACTGATTCAATACCTTCCATTGTGTCCCTATTTAGTCTTGTTACTTGGCTTCAAATTTGCTTAGGCAGTTTTTTTGGGCAAAATTCCTGGGTGTTTCGTATAGAAAGTAGCAAGAGGTCTGTAGAACCAACGTTTTCTATAGATACCTATTTCATCAAAGAATCGTAGGGCTATATCAGTTAATGCGCAGGCGCGAACTGAATTTTTCACACCTCTAGGTGCTGGCGCATCCTTCAATTCAGACAGCACAAAGCCAAGATTTGTTCGGAGAGTTTCTTGTGCTATTCTACCAATTTCTTCTAGGACATTGTAGTGCGGGATCATATTCGCAACATTTGCGCATTCAGAACCACGTTCTTGTTTTTCACGGACAGCAGGATTCAAACTGGGGCGAACAGGCACATTTGTTTTGAATACAAAAATGCCTTTCTTGAAATTCAAAGTGCCATAAGGATTGCCAGTTGTATTGGAATTGGCCCGCAAACTTCTTACTTCATCTGTTGATTCATCCTCGGCTTCCAAAGCAGCTGCTAAAGCAGGTGAACAATCAGCACCGCCACATTTGTATTGTATTTTCCCAAGAGTTGGATTCACAAATCTGTAGATGGTTTGGCCATCAAAGGAAACAAGATTCTCACTCCAAGCTCTCATCATCAATTCTGAGTTTTCTCCTTGTTTCGCCAAATACACAGTATACTGTTCATCTGTCGTAAGAAGTTCATCCCAGAGGAATTTTACAGCAGCGCGTGCGAGTAACATTCTCCAATCTTCATTGGCTTGGACGTCCTTATAAAAGCGATAAAACATACTGATAGAATTATAGACCTTGTCATAGGATTTCTTATTCGCACTGTATCGGTTCTTCAGTGTATTCTCAATAGAATCTGGCAAGATCTTCTTATCAGATCGCGCATCAGGTAAACGTCCATCCTGAATCATTGTCACAAGACTTAGTATGCTGTCCCAGAACTCTACAACATTTCCTCGCACTTCTACAACCTCTTCCACATTCGCTGGCGCAACAGGCGCAGCGGAAGCCGCAGCAGCCGCAGCACCAGCACCTGGTGGAGGGGCGCGGTTTTCTACAGCACGAGCAACAGCTTTTCTGCTTGGCGCTTCAAACTCTTCATAAGAATCTTGTTTCACAGGGAAAAGAGCAGTGCGAAGAGCAATAGGAATACCTGTATCTCGTAGCCTTTCAGGCTGGAATAGATAATAGCCATTTTTATAAATTATGTATCCAAGTTCGTCATTGAGAGAAATTCGGAACGAACGATTTCCTACGATATCGTTGAGGATAGCCGCACGGGCTAAGCTAGGAATATCTGCCAACATAGGTCGTAAATCTGAATAATGAATATAAGGCTGTCGTGAGAATACTCTTCGCAAGCGTTCTTTCACCTGGAACATACGCCATCTCGCAGCATATTGATCATAGGTGCTTATATCAGATACAGAAGGATCAGCTGTTGTTTCTACCACCGTTCCACAGGTATATTCGCAATTTCCAATCCAATCGCAAACACTTGTAAAGGGAACATCGTTCAAGGGAACAGACCGAATGAGGCCTTGGCTATCTTCAACAGTTACAGGATCTAATCCAGTGATTAAAACAGCATCTCTATTCAAATTACAATCAATCGCATATTGTTTCATTACTCGCGTAATTTTTCCAATCTGTCCCGCCTTTTCAAACCCAATGCGATACTGATACATATCAATGGTCTCCTGATTCTGAGTTTCAGGGAATGCTGTGAGTAAAAGCATTACTGTACAATTTCGTTTGTCCATTGGCAAGGCTGCGTGACTGCAGAAACGGATTCCACGACCAATGACTTGTTCTAATTTATTCAAGTGATACCAACTATCAAAGACAATGAGTTCACGAATGAATTTCAAGTCAATACCTTCTGACGCAACCTGCGAACCAATAATGACTTTGACATCCTCTCCATTTTTATTGTCAGGGCGAGTTGCTAATTCAATTGCTCCTTTGTTGTTGGACGTAAGATCATCACGACCAGTTAGCAAAACATACTTGGCTTGTCTGAATGAATGATCGGAACCAGCGTGCTCATCCTGTTTTTTGGGACACAATGCGCACTGTTTGCCTCCTGGAGCAAGCACAGGGTCTTTTAATAAACCACCTGACTTCATCGCATTTTCATATCCATTGGCTTCCAAAGCTAACGCAATGGTTAAGGCTCCTGAATAGACAAAGCGGCTATAAATAAAGGTTAGCCCAATGGTTGTTCGTAAACGTTCTATTAAACGCGCAGCCTTGGGAGAATACTCTTGGATATTTCCTTGGTGAAGCCAGGCTGGAGAAATTCCTGCCTGAAGGCGAAATTGCTTCGGTTCCTTGGTTTCTACAAAAGCTCCTTTGAAACCTTGTTCGCGAATGCGTGTCAGCGGTGTAGATCCAGCGAGTCCAGGAAACAAGAAATTTCCTGCCTGAACTAAACCATCAGTCGCCCCTAAGCGCAAACCTGATGCTACAATAAGACGACCTACAATTTCACGATAATCTGCCAAGCCTTGACCTGTATGACCTGTAGCTACAAATGGAAGGCGAACAATTTGAGAAAGAACAGTTTCATCTTCAATCGGATTGCCAAGAGGATCCTGTTGAGGCCAACGAGTGACACGAGGAATCTCTTCAGGCTCTAAACGCAAAGGGAATGCCAAAGGATTTTCACCGCGCATAAATGAAACATATCCCTGAAGAATGGTTCCAAACGCCTTTTCACCACCTGGCAAAAAGTTCCCTTCGTCATCAAAGAAATCAGATTCACTCACGGTTGCCTTCTTGTCATTAATGAGCAACAAATTCAACATAGGGATAATTTCCTTGTAATTATTATACATAGGCGTAGCTGTCAATAAGAGGAGTTTTGTTCCTTCTGTAGCTGCTAAGAGTTTACGCAAATAAGGGGTAAGCTTCTTTCCCGCTTGGCTTTCACTCATTTCTGCTTTTCCACCAGGAGCATCCTGGTTGTCTTCTTCACCCTCTGCTAAATCGCGAACATTGTGCGCTTCGTCAATGACAATCAAGCGGTTGGAAAACTTGCGATTCAATAACTTGTATTCCTCTTGAATTCGTCTTTCTCCCTTGATGGACTGGGATATCTCACGATCCAGGAGTTCTTTTATGTAATTGTAGAAAGCGAGATATCCAACAAACTGGTATCTGCGAGCTTTCATATGATTCACGCGATTCATAATGTATTGCTTGTCACGTGAATATTCGGTGCCTGTAAGTTTCAAATAGGTGTTTCCAGTACAGCCATTGTAAGTATTCGGTTCCTCATCTTCACCAATGGTGAGTTTCGTTTCCGAAAAAATCTCACGACTAAAATTGGGCTGAATGTTGCGTGGTGCCAATATAATGACTTGTTTGCGTGGATAGATCTCCAAGTAATTTTCCGCGACAGTAATTGCGCTACAGGTTTTACCTACACCAACTCCATGAAAAAGAAGAGCAGACATATAAGGGGTTCTAGGAGAGAGGAACTGTCCAATAAAGCGTTGCGTAGGACTCAATTCAAATCCTGAAGAACCCTTACAAGGATCAATTCCTCTGCGAATAGATTCCAATACAGAAAGTTGCTTGTTTTCAGCAAATTCTTGTTTCTGCAAAAGCTTTTGGAGAAATTGAGGATCCTCCTTGTCAGGATAAAATCCAGATTCTTGTTCTTCTAGGTCCACGTATTCTTGGGGATATAATTTGCGTCGCTTCATTTCTTCAACAATTTTTTCACGTTCTCCCATAATTGCGTTTAGAGTTGCCACATCATTCAAATCAAATTCCTCTTCTGTTCCCAATTGTCTCCAATCTCTTATGAGTTCCTCATCTGAACGAGAGGCCATTCTATCCTACTCAATAGATTTCCTAGAAGGGATGAGACAACGCACAGTAGTTCCGAAGAAGAGAAGCGACACGAAGCAAAACCTCACGTTTTTCAACATTGTCTGGCCGAATTTTGGAAAGAGCAGCATTTAGAGAAAACCAACCCATATTTCCCAGCTCACGACGCATATGCGGATTTTCAGTAGTGTATTTGACTTGGTTACCATCCGGAACATAGACTAAGAAATATTTGTGACAGTAATGAATATGATTGGAACCAAAGAAAGTCTCATTGAGAGGTTCCAAGTTATGGATGATGACAACTTCCTCTTCCCGAAGTCCTGTTTCTTCTTTCATTTCACGAAGTGCGCATTCTAGATCTGTCTCATTCCCATCACGCCGTCCCTTAGGGAACCCCCATTCAGGCGTATCCCAATGGGCAGAGCATTGGTTGACGAAATCTTGTAGATTTGCCTTGTTGCCGGATATATCCAGAGTGATACCTTCTCGTAGCGCTATCAGTTTGTTTCGTGAATTTTCCTTGTCTTTTTTGTATTGAACGTCACCTGACTCTGAGCCCCACATATCAGCCCAAAGAGAATCAAAATCTCGCTCTACAAGTTTTTGTCTCTCTTCGTCTGTCATACCGTGTAACTGTTTTCGGATATAATCAGCGTCGTTAACAAAATATTTCCCTCGTAGTAAATCAACATATCCCAAACTATCACGTCGTTGAATGAGCAAAATTTCAATGTTGTTAAAAAAAGGCTCAAACCCTGTCAAACTTTGCGAATACTGGCTTAGAACTTTCTCCTGACTCCAATTTGGATGGTTTACCCGAAACAAGATCGTTCCAAAGCTGGTAACAGGACTTTGGCAATCGCGATACGAGTGGCCATAGGAGCCACAATTTGTGCAATGCTTGGATGTTTTTTGAAAATGAAACATCTGCGGTTCTATCTTAGTTACTGTATGCTTTCCAATGTTTAGATAGAAAGGATGCATTTGCCGCCGAGTTCGTGGGGACCTTTTTTCTGGCACACAATGCATATTTGTGCGTTAGGGTATCCACTCAAGCCAACCTATAGCCACAAAAAAGCTGCGAAAGAGTTTTATGAGTCTCTCGCATTTTTAATCCCGTGTCCTATATGTCGTGAGCACTACGTTCAGTTTTTGAAAGAAATGCCAATTACACCCTTTTTGGATCGTCGTGATGATTTGTTTAAATGGACGGTAACTCTTCACAACAAAGTCAATGAGAAACTTGGGAAACCCCAATATTCCGAAATTGAGTCCATTGAATTTTACAGACGCCTTGGAGCTTCTGGAAGAAGTCCAGTCTTAAAATCAGATGACTTTGCGGAAGCTGATCTACGGGCAACCATAAAGGGTCTTGCTATGGGTGTTGCTGCGACGGTAACCGTTGGTGGTGTATTATGGTTTGTAAATAAAGGTTCTTCATAAACTTCTTTCGCAAAAGTAGGAATATGGAAGAAAAGATGGATGGAAAACAGCAAAAAATTTTGGAAGGACTCCAACTTCCAAAAAAACCAGCAAAGGAAGCTGCTTTAAAAGCCAAAGAGGTAGTCTTGGATCCTATTTTAACAAATGACCAAATTAAAGCCAAAGAAGGAACCTATTTTGACGACAAGGCTATCAAAATTCTCATTGAGGAGGATACTGACGTCTATGGAAAAGATCCTGAAACAGGTGAAAAGAAGTTATTGGCCAAGTTCCGTAAAAATGTGATTCCTCACGATATTGTTCAAAAAGGTTGGGAAAGTTATTATATTACCGCTGCCGCTAGTCGCAATAGAGGTGCGGCAGCTGGACCAATTCAATTGAATTCTGCGTATTGGAAAAAACGGAAACCCACAGGTATTACTGGATGGTCCGCGCGCTATATGCAGGATGGCAAAGTGAGTAAAATGCGTGTGAATAACAATGTCTTTAGCAGTGTTCTTGGATATTTTGAACAGACACCTTTTATGGGCTTGCCTTGTCGCTTGACTTCGTATACGCAAAAATACTTCAAGTATTACAAATCAGGCATCCCTTTCATTGAGGCGTTGAGTGATGTTTTCCAAAAACTGGTTCCCGATCGCTATGCGATTCAGAAAAAAGCTGCGGATGAAAAACCAATGTATCGCATTGGTGATACTTGTTTCTCCTCTGTCACTGTCAATCGGAATTTTAGAACAGGCCTTCATATGGACGATGGTGATTTTAAACAAGGGTATGGAAATCTCTCGGTGATTGAGCGTGGAAAATACCACGGAGGGTATACGATGTTTCCTCGGTATGGAGTTGGATTTAATCTTCGCACAGGCGATTTCTTAGCGATGGATGTTCACGAGTGGCACTGCAATACAGAATTGTATGAAACAGCAGAAGACAAAGAGTTCAACAAAAAGCTGCCAAAGATCTACTTTGATGACCCCTCTACGGGCACACTTGGAGGTGAAAAGCCTTTCACACGTATTTCGTTTGTTTGTTATTTGCGGGAAAAGCTTCGTGGCTGCAAGGATTCTGAAACAAGAAAATACTACAAATCCATTGGATTTGATGCTGAAAAGGGCCCCAAATCCATCGCAAAAACACGCAAAAAGAAACGCGAAGAGTAAGATAGAATGGCGGCGACGGCACGTAAGTTAGAATTAAACGCATTGTTAAACCCGATCCAAAAAACTGTATCGGGTGTAACCTCCTACACTACAGAATCTACATCATTGAGTCAGACACTCTTTGCGTTTGCGATTTCACTCTTTATTGTTTTCTTAGTTTTACTTGTGATTCACTACACAATTACACCTGTCTTTAGTTTCACAGGTGGCGATGGAGGATTCCTTCCACTCGCAAATACCACGGATGGGCAACTTGTTTGGACGACTCAGCCTCCTTTGGCCGATGTCAGCGCAAATGTTCTCCGTATTTTACCCACTGGCATTACCATACAGCAGGATATTTATTTAGACAATGAGACTGCTTTATCCAATCGCAGACGCCTGTTTTTCTATAGATCCAACAATGCGATTGTAGCAAATCCTTCTGAACCTGAAAATTTACTGACTCAGTATCCTGATTCTAACTTATTTATGTATCTCAGTCCCAATACAAATGATTTAATTGTCACAGCAGTCACGAAAAAACCCAACAATGATCTTGTTTTAGAATCAGCACCTACCTTACTCAACGTGCCCATAAAACAAGTCATTCGTGTTACTGTCATATTAATGCCTCAAATGATGGAGGTGTATTTAAATGGCAAGTTGCACGGAACAAAAACATTCCGTTTCACACCTATTACAACCAATACCTATTTCTATTCAACACCTGATGCGTTCCGAAATACTGTGCGGGTTATGAATTTGAAGTATTGGGATAGACCCATTCAGGCTGCGGAAGTTCGGAATTCAACCCCACCTTTGACGGATAAGGCTCTTTTCAATCCTAGTGAAATGTCTACGGCGACTTGTTCCTAGAGTAGAATAGAATGTGGGGCATTGCTGCCATACTTGTAGCATTTATACTGTTTGTCTATTTTTTCAACCGTTTGAGGACAGCCAAGCCTGTAGTGGATACAGCGCTTTCACTTTCAGACAGGCCTCAAGTTGCGAGTGCGGATGCGACAAAACAATTACTAAATGCCACAAATACGGGAACTATTCAAGCATTTGTGTATCCTCTTCAGGCGCAGAAGACAGGAACGGTTGTCTTGTGCAACCCTTCTGGATCTGCGAACCCTGGGGAGCCCAATTGTTCTTCAGGTGAATACAATTTGTGTCGCTGTGTGGGCAACGATTGCTCTAAATGTATTCATTCCGGTTATGTGAACATATTGAATATCAGCAATGTGATTCGTTTAGAACTTTTGGCCGCGCCTGATGCGTCACGGCAGAGAGCCGCTGGCGCACAACTTGTGGTTCGCACCTTGGGAATGTCGTCACCTTTGGTGAACAATCAACCAAATCCAGCTGCACCACGCACAGAAACTGTCTTTGAGGAGACAATTCCTCTTCCGAATATCCCTTTCCAGAAGTGGACATTTGTCACAATTGCGCGCGAAGGTCGTCGCTTTGATGTGTATTATAATGGAAAGTTAATTATGTCCAAGCGCACTCAAAATGTAGTGGATGTCCGATCTGCGTTTGGCCCCATTGTTGCGGGCGACCCGTCTCTCAAGGGAACAATTACGCGTGTAGAGTCATTCCCTGAGAAACTCACACAGCCTCAAATTGAAGCCAAATACAAAGAGCAAGCGGATACAACGGGTCAGCCGCATATGGCCTCCACGTTAAACATATTGGATTATGTGCCGAACTGCAAAGGCGGTGGATGCCCTACAGGTCCTTCTGTCCGACCCACATCGCCTCTTCTTGATTGGGAAACTCCTTATGCTTAACTTCTAAAAAAACCTTCGTTTCATCAGAAGCAAGATGAATGCCCTACAGGAGTCTGTGAATACGGCGCGTAATGCGCTTCCGGCCACAGGAGGCATCACCCGAGTGATCAGTTCTGTCGCAATCCTTATCATCGGTGTTGTTGTATTGTATTATGTTTACAATTATTTATACGGTGGACAGTCAACCGATACCCAGAGTATTCTTACAACGGCTATCCCTGCCAATCCGGCAAGCTCGCCTCCTCCTTACAAGATCCTTCCTGTATACGAAGGCGGTGAGTATTCCATTACCTTCTGGACTTACATCACTGCCTTCAAGGATCAGGTAGGCAAGTCCAAGCACATCCTTGAGTTGTCACCGAACACCACTACAGGTGCTCCCACATCTACGCTCGTTGTTGGACTTGGACCGTTTAACAACAAGCTGATGGTTCGTGTCAATACAAATGCGACAGGAACTGAGCGCTTGACGCAGGCCAATGTTCAAAAGATGTTCCAGCCGACCAATATACCTTCCGGTCAGCTCCTACAGGACACAATGCCTCTTTGTGACTTGCCTGAAGTTGAACTCCAGAGATGGGTGTGCTTCGGCATTGTCCTGAATGGCCGCACGATTGATGTCTATATGGACGGCAAGCTGGCTCGCTCTTGTGTCTTGCCTTCATTCTATACGGTTGACTCCAACGGTGTAAGACTCAAGTTACTCCAGTATGGAGGGTTCAATGGATTCCTCAGTGAAGTCAGCGTTCACAATTTAGCACTGAACCCCGACCAGATGTATAGAATTTATATGAAGGGTCCGGCTGATGTAGCAGATCGTGGGTTCTGGGGCTGGATTGGTAATATGTTTGACGTTAAGGGCAAGGTTACGTATAGATATCCTCAAATGGGAGTTACTTATCCCAGAACAACATTAACTTTCTAAAAAAGAGATAGTAGATGTCGTCCAATACAAACTCTGAGAGTGGGGTCCTGAATTTACTTACTGGCAAAGGTTTTTTCCAGCAAGTCCTTCTTGTGTTGGTTCTCCTATCTTTGTTGTTCTTTGTGTTCATTTCGCTTGAATTCATCATCAAGAGCTACAAGCGCATTGGGGAGAAACACGTGAACTTGATTCCGATGACTGTGACTGCTGAGGACAAGATGCTCACCTTCCAGCAGAATAAGAACGCTTTTGCTGATGCGAGACAGATCCCTCTGTCCGACAATGAGCGCACGGGTATTGAATTCACCTATAGCTTCTATTTATTCATCCACCCGTCTACCTTCACGGGCAATGATACCCTCCACCACGTCTTCCACAAGGGCTACATTAATCCTTGGCCTTTGATGGGTCCTGGTGTGTTTGTCCGTGGAAACAGCAACACACTCCGGGTTGTGATGAATACTTACAGAAACGCCTACACCTTTATGGATGTTGAGAACATTCCTGTTCGCAAATGGTTCCACTGTGCGCTTGTTTGCAATAACAATTCGCTTGAAATCTACATCAATGGCAACTTGCGGAAGAAGTTACCGTTTGAGGGAACGTTGCCCTACCAGAATTTCCAGAATCTGATCTGCTTCAATCCTCTCAAGAAGATCATTATGGGATCTCAGGTTCCTTCCTTGGGAATGGACAACAACTTGAACTTTGAGGGCGCGTTCCGTGGAAATATGAGCAATCTGATCTATATGGCCTATGCGGCTTCTTTCACTGAAATCCAGAGCCTCCTGGATTTGGGCGTGAGCAAGAAGACAATGTCATCTCAGTTGGACAAGCCTCCTTACCTCGTGGATACTTACTGGACCACCAGCTACAACCTCCAGGAGTAAAGAAACAAAGCTAGAAACCTATCTTTTAACGTTCCAAAACAACTTTAAAAGATACGCAATCTAATTCAGAGAATGCCAGGTGGTGGTCTTTTATCACTCGTCGCTTACGGCGCCCAAAATGTCCTCTTGAGTGGAAATCCTGATATGACATTTTGGTATAAAAGTTTTCGCAAATACAGTCATTTCAGTCAAGAAAATGTAACAGTTTTATTGGAGGGACCGAATGAGTTGTTCTATTCGCAGCCGATCCAATTGCGAGTGAAAATTCAACGTGTGGGAGATTTACTCAGCGACATATACTTTACTTTTCGCATTCCTGATATTTATAGCAAATACATTCCGCCTGAACAAAGAACAGCTCAGTTTCAGTATCAATGGGTTCGCTATCTTGGAGCCACAATCATTCAGAGAGCAGGATTTTTTGTAGGAGGTCAGAAAATTCAAGAGTTGGATGGAACGTATTTGTTGGCAAAAGCAATGCTAGATTATGATAATACTACATTTGAGAAGTGGAGAGTTCTAGTGGGCGACACCCCCGAACTCACAAATCCTGCGGAAGGAACGTTTGCTGGAGGCACGAATCAGACAGGGTATCCGAATGTATTTCCTAATGCTTCGCTGCCCCTTGGAGGCCAAACCAATCGCCCTTCCATTTTCGGGCAAGATATCCACGTCCCTTTGACATTTTGGTTTTCGGAAGCAACCTCCTTGGCTCTTCCTCTGATTGGTCTCCAGTATCACGATTGTGAAGTTCAGCTTACTTTGAATTCCATTGAAAACCTCTATACTGTCTTGGATGTTTCTGGATACCGTGTAAGTCCACAGTATCAAATGGCCGCTTCCACAGCGGAAATTCAATTGAATCAACCTGAATATGTTTCTTCCAATGAACAACAAACAGAATGGAGATATTTTGCGACAGATGTGGGTGCGAGCATTCCTGCTTTGAACCAATGGTTCTTGAATCCGAGGCTCCAATGTACCTATGTGTATTTACCGGATGAAGAACGAAAGATATTCGCGACACAACCTCTTTCTTATTTGATGCAGCAGGTTACACCATATCCTTTCCCTGGTCTGTATACAAGGCAACTTCTGGATCTTTATACGCACAATCCAGTAACAAGGCTTATTTTTATACAGAGACGTTCAGATAGTTTACAATATAGAAACGATACCGCAAATTTCTCAAATTGGTGGAATTATCCCTACCCTCCTTTTGCGCCTACCCCTGGATTAACCCCTTTGAATACCAAAGCCAATTCCAGTGGTCTTTTAATACCAACGGGTCAGGAAGGTATTCTCAGAGCTCTTCGTATTGTTTGTGATGGAAATGAAATTCAAGAAGAGAAACCCATTGATTATTTTACGAAAATCACTCCCTGGAAGAGTCTTAATGGCAGACCAGGACAGAGAATTCCAGTCTATAATTTTGCCCTTCATTCTCCTACGACACAGCCAGCAGGATCTTTGAATACGTCCCGCATTAAGAACTTCCAAGTAGAAGTTGATTTCTTTCCTCTGCCAGTCAATACAAATTATGTATATGACTTGACAATTTACGTGGAAAATCTGAATTGGTTTGAAGTGGAAGGTGGTATGGGTGGATTAAAATATGCTCTTTAATCGTCTTCTTCTTTCTTTTTTGTTTTGTCTCGCAGGCGAACTTCAGGATATCCACTCTTTTTGGTAAGATTTAATGTGGCATATTCGGGGAAATGTTCAACCATCCATTTCGCACCATCCATTACTGATTTCTTGGTGCGAAATTCTTGATTTCCTCCTTTTTCTGTGTAATACGCTGTCTTAGGGGCAACATAGCGTAGACGAATAACACCTCCATCCGCCTTGTAGAATCGGCAACTGCGTTCATAGTCTTCTTTGTCCATTTCAAGCTCCAACTTGACACCCTTGGGTCCTTTGGTTCCAGGATTGAACATTCCATTAAAACAGCCAATAATAAAACGGAGATCGGAATCAACTTTGTCACTCATAAAGTAACCATTGGGAGTGGGATAAATGCCCCATAAGCGACAGTTGTGTTTTTTACATTCTCTGAATCCATCCTCAATGATTTTTTTGAGACTTGTCAGTTTCTTTTCACTGCGTTTTGCCTTAGGATCATATTCAATGAATCCCTGGATGTCATCGTCCATATGAATTACGGGTTTCCCAAGAGGATAATAATCGCTGATAAAGTTTCTCTGAGGACCAATCTTAGGAACACCTACAATAATTTTCCCATACGAGCCTTTTTCAAGAGTATCTTTGTATATTTGTTCTTCTTCTTTGTTCGCTACAAAAATATGAATTTTTGAAGGATCTATGTTATATTCCTTCAAAACTTGCAAACTTTTGTCTCGCAAAGTCTCGGCACGTTTATACGAAGGAATTGCGATTACATAGTCTGTATTCCTTGAAACCTTTCGTGTTTTCCGAGAAGGTGTCCCCATTTTCTAGTATTGGAAGAGAAAATCAAATCCTTTGTCACCGGAATGCTTTTGATACTGAGTATTCCGGTTGTTGTTGGTTTTCCCTGTTCCAAGTAGCAAGAGAATATGGGTCTTATGGATAGTATAAATCGGGCTCTTTTTACTCTGACCTACAATGAACAGGCCAGCAAAGCCTATGATGAACAAAATGCGAAAGCAGCAGGCGCAGTCGATGATCTGAAGAAAATTATTCAAAACTATCGCGATACACGGGAGAAAATTATTGGAGCGGGGGAGGCTTCAGATTACTTTGCGACAAATGCGCTCGCAAGAATCACGGAATGGGAGAATTGGTTGGAGAAAAACGCAGGTCTCGCAGCAGGCGACTACAGCAAAAAGGAGACAGAAATGAAGACACAATGGGAGTCTATTTTGAATAGCAACAAAATTGTCCAGGAAATGGAACGAGTTGCTCCTTTCATTCAATTGTATTTGAAAGACAAAGATACAAAGATTCCGTCCAAAGAACAAAAGGAACTTCAAACTCTGAAATCAGATGCGGAGACATATTATAATAAAATTGTGAAACAGACTCCTGCTGATATCATAGCGAAACGTGATGAATTTAATCGTCGGTTTGAGGAAATTCAGAAAAAAATACCCGAGAATTTTGAAGATTTGAAAGAGTCTTTCCAAGATTCTGCCGCATCACCTGTCACTCTTATAGATGGTATAAAAGAACAGCGATACAAGACCTATGAAGCACAAGTAAATCAAAAAGAGAAGGCTGATGAAGAAACATTTAATGTTGGTCGCTTATTTTCAAGGATCCAAGAATATTCATTCAAGGGATTTTCAACCTTTTGGCCTTATTTCTTTGGTGCGGTCTTTGCTATGATTGTAGCAAATGACGCAATTGGAAGACCCGCGTTTTATAGATTGTTTTATTTCGTATTTATGTTTCTTCTTTTCCAAGTAAGTTTGATTCCTGGATTTCCTTTCCTAGTCCTCGCATATTATCTCTATCGCGCATTCTCAGCCTTAAATTGGGGGAATATTTTCACATTGAACCCTACTGGCCCTCGTATGGATTTTTTGAAGGCGCCTGTTTTGTTTGCGTTCCTCCCTCTCTTGGAAGGTGGACAGAATGAAAGGGTCCCTTGGTATTGGAGACCTTTTAAATACGATGTAAATGATTATGGAGGATTGGCACAAAAGAAACGATTGTTGTATGAGCAAAACGCAGGAATCTTGGTAGGAAAAGAGATCAATGGTCCCACTCTTCAAGAAAAATTCTCTCAAATTGTTGCAAATGTTCAAACTCTACTGACGAATGTTCCAAGAGGAACTCTAGAAGAAGCAGTAGAAGGTATCAAAAAACAGGCATAATAGAAGATATCTAAACCATTTCCACAAATATACCATAGGTATGAGCACACAAGAAGAAAAAAATTTTCCTTTTGTGTCCGTTGTGACTCCTACATACAATCGGCGTCGGTTTATTCCGAAACTCATTGAAATGTATGATCACCAAGATTACAAGAAAAATAGAATGGAATGGATTATCCTAGACGATGGACAAGACAAAGTGAAAGATCTGTTTGAAGAGGCTGCGAAACGGATTCCCAATATTCGTTACATTGCGTTGGACGAAAAACTCACCATTGGTGCGAAGCGCAACAGACTCAATGAGGAGGCCAAGGGATCCATTCTTGTCGCAATGGACGATGACGATTATTATCCTCCTTGCCGTGTATCCGCTGTTGTGAATGCTTTCAAGCACAAGCCCAATTTTGAACTCGCAGGAGCTTCCGAAATCTACATGTATTATTCAGATATTCAAACCATTTACAAGCTTGGACCTTACAATCCAAATCACGCAACCAATGGAACGATGGCCTGGAAAGCATCGTATGGTAAGTCTCACAAATACGACGAAACAGTGACCCATTCAGAAGAAAGAAGTTTTTTGGACAATTACAAACACCCTATGATTCAATTGGATCCGTTTAAAGTAATGCTTGTAATGTCGCATTCTGAAAATACTTTTGACAAACGCAAATTGAGGGAACAAGAAAATCAGTTTGTGAAGAAGACAGATATGAAATTGAAGGCATTTATTAAGGAGAAGGGTCTAAAAGAGTTCTTCGCAAATGCCTAAACCTTCTGAAGATAGGTCTAATCAGGATGGCTTACGAACCTGTGCTAAAATCAATTCAATGTATAAATGATGCTTACATTTATTCATTGAAAACAGATGAACATACAGTTGAGCAACCAGCAGAGATAAAGGTGCCTTTGCGTGCTCACCAGAAAGCTATCTTGTATGAGATGGAACGGAGGGAGCAGGCTTTATCAAAAGGTATGGATAGCAGCGGCGCGCGTATTTTCAGCCAGTTTGCCTTTTTGGGAGACAATGTGGGCGTTGGAAAAAGTTTAATGGTTCTTGGACATATCGCGCGACTGAAACATCTTCCTCGTTTGTCAAATCTTCCTATGTTGGAGCGAAATTCTACGTCCAAGATGTATTCTCTCCAAGATCAATTTACAGATAGAGGGTTAACTGAAATTGGTTCTTTGATCATTGTTCCCCATACTCTTTATCGCCAATGGCAAGAATATATGAAAACGCAGACCACTCTGAAATATTTGGGCATTCAGTCCAAGCGAATTCTGAATGCGGATGGATTTGTTACAAAACTCCGTGAAGCAGATGTTACTCTTGTAAGCAATACATTGTATGGATCTCTCCAAGAAATTGTGAAAGAACAAAAGTATTTGTGGAATCGTGTATTCTATGATGAAGCCGATACTCTTCATATTCCCTCCACGCGGTTGGTTCCTGAAACGCGGTTCTCGTGGTTAATTTCAGCCAGCTGGCAGAATCTTTTGTTCCCAAATCAAAGCATTTATGTGACGACCCAATTGCTCAATGATGTATTGAATCAGCCTGTCTACAATATTCAGCCTGAGGTAAAGGAACTCGTGAGATCAGCAATGCCCCACGGTCTTTACACATACCTTCGTTATTATATGGTGAGCAATTCATTCTTCCGTGAGTTTGTTCATACGAACAATCCTTTCCGTGGCCGTCTCGTTCTTCGTTGTTCTGAAGAATTTGTGAAGAAGTCTATTCAATTGCCACCGATTTATATCCAAAATATTCTCTGCAGACAGTCCATTCTACAGCAAGTTGTGGCGCACGCCATTCCTCAGAGTGTAAGAAATCTTCTTCACGCAGGAGATATCCAGGGTGCTTTGGAGGAGTTGGGTGTCAAGGAAGAAGATTCAATGTCTCTTGTCACAGCAGTTACAGAAAATCGCCTCAAAGAATTGGATCGCTTGAAGAAAACCTATGATTTCAAGGCCTCACTGGAATACGCAACCCCTCAAGCGAAGGAACACGCTCTGAAATCTCTCCAGGATAAAATGGCAAGCTTGGAAGAGCAAATGAAGCAAATGAAGGAACGCATTGAAAATTACAAGGACGAAATGTGTCCCATCTGTTTTGATGAACCGCAGCAACCAACGTTAACACCGTGCTGCTCTCGTATTTTCTGCGCAGGTTGTATTTTGACCAGTTTGACCCGTCAAACCAGTTGTCCCCTGTGTCGTGCGAATATTTCCGCATCAGGACTTCGTGGATTGGCCACGCAAGCCAAAAACGAGATTATTCATCCTGAAAAGCCGAATGAACCTCAGGCGTTGAAGAAGACAGAACAACTCCTTCAGCTCTTGAAAGAAAAGCCAAATGGCAAATTCTTAGTCTTCAGTCGCTATGACAATCCGTTTCTCCAACTAACTTCAGAGATTGAAGCACTCAATATTACTGTCAAGCAAGTCAAGGGAAACAAAGATGTAATTGCTGCTACGCTGAATTCATTTGATCAAGGAAAGACTCGCGTTTTGCTCTTGAATTCCATTGAAGCTGGAGCAGGAATGAATATTACTGCGGCGACGGATGTTGTTCTTTTCCACGCGATGACACACGAGGAAGAGAAGCAGATTTTGGGTCGCGCTTACAGACTTGGTAGAAAGGAGCCCCTCTATGTGAAGAAACTTCTTCACCCTGAGGAACTTAACAATGCACACGCGATTTGATTATTCTAACAAAGTTTGAAGAGCAATATTTCGCAAACGCCGCTGTTTATCCGCCTTCATTTCGGGTTTTTGGGCTTCCAAATGACAGATAGATGGAACAGTATGAACGGGAATTCCATCGCGATCTGCGAGTTCGCACATAAACTTCCACGAGTTAAAAATCGCAGATTGTTTTGTCAAAACCGGTGTGTATCGCAAACTATCTGGTTTAGGAGTCGCATAATTTTCAGGAACGCGACAGAGTTGAGATAACTGAAGACTTGGGATTTTGAGTTTCAAGTCTTGAGAAAGTGGAAGAAGATTCCAACATTGGTGGAAAAAGGCCCAAAAGTCAGCGCGATCTGATTTACAGTAAGCACGGAATAACTCCATATACGTTTGCCAGGCCTCTTGTGTATTTCCTTTGGAAGCCTTAATTCTATCATTTAGATTTTCAACCATTACCAATCCAGCTAAATTCGCCTCGTGACTTTCAATGTCCAAATCAATAAAGGGATCCCATTCCGTCCAAAGGGTCCACCACGCAATCGGTAAAATGCCTTCAGGGATTTCACTAATTTCTACAGGTTCTTCTAAACCTGCGACTTGTCTCTGAAGTAAGCGCAAATCTCCTTGAACACGCTTCACCATATCGTCTGAGTGGAGTGGCTTTCCTAACCATTGTTCTACTTGGGCTTTGTCGGCCTCACGAATAGGTATGGTTAAACAAAGCTTTGAGATCTGAATTAAATTCCTGGAGTCTAACGTATTGCTAATCAAAATCAGAGGTGTGTTTTCTTGAGACGGTTTCCACGATCGCAAAAAATCCAACAACTCTTTTAATCCACCCTTCTCTCCTTGACTTAATCCATCAATTTCATCCAAAATAATTCCAATGCCTCCTCGCTTTCCAGTTTCCAGCATATTCACAATACCACCTTCTTTCAATAAAGGTAGGATAATTTTGCGAAAGCTGGTTCCTGATCTTGTATGAGACGCATTAAATTCAATAATTTTCAGATTTTTCTTGCGCAAGCTACGATGCGCAAGAGTCGTTTTTCCAACTCCAGGTTCTCCATACAAAAGAACTGCGGCGTGGGAAGGTTTCTGTAGCCACGTTTCAATTTGCTGTTCAGCCGAGGGATGAAGACAAATTGTTTTATCAATATGCGTGGGTGACCACATAGTCTCTTAGAGATTCTTTTCATTTTTATTTAGATACCTAATACTTTGAGTAGCAGTCTAGATATTACTAAAAGCACAATTGTGCTATACTGATTTTCTGTTAATTTCATAACTTCTAACATAAGTCTACACCAGGGACTTGCGGTAGTAATAAATCCAAATAGATATCCTGTGATACCGTTGGGCACACAGATGTAATTATAAGATTTTGTAGTGAAGTAATGACTAGAATATACAACGAGAACAGACAATCCTGACTTCTTAAATTCAGAAATGAGGGATTCCGAAGCCTCTGTTGGGGTCGCCATTTCTGCTTAGGAAACATCCTTTCCATTTGTCAGCTGACCCGCAAAGAAAATTCAATTGTTTCGGGTCTAACACTTTCTGCCTCGTGTGCTATCAGTGGTTCCACGCGCATTCGGCACATTGCCAGTCGCAGTGCACGCAACACCGTCATAAACACCTTCCCAAGTTACCTTCTTCAGCTTACATTCACGGCAAAGAGCTTCCATCCGTTGTGCTCCAGTGAGATTGTTATACAATCTGAACACGAAGTTATCATTGACAACATTCGCAGGATCTATGAGACGCTGAATTCCACCTTCTGCGACACCGATGAGATCTACACAGACCTTCTCCTTTGCAGATGAACCAGGAACTGAACGCTCATACACGCTCAAGAAGTCGGGGCACGTGTTGACAACAGGAGGCCAACTTTTGGTATTGTAGCGGGAAATGTTAAAGGCATTGCCTGAAAACCAGCGGAGGCCGTAGAATGTTAAGATAAGAACGCTACCCACAAAGAATAAAAAGCCTCCAAGAGTACGTTCATTCTGGATGAACATATACGTTCCGCCCACAGATATTACCAGTGAAAAAAGGATGTAAAGGATGTAACTAAAGTCCATTCTATCAGTGGATTGGAAATTTCCGAAACACTTTTTTGATCAAGACTTCTTGCTCAAAAAAGTGGTTTTGAAGAAAATGAGAAATCTGCTTAAGCAGTGCGGGCGACCGGCGCAGGCTGGCCACCAGAGCCCTCCCAGCCGAGCTCAATGTAGCCAGTCAGGTAGTCCTCAACAGGGGTCGTGTTGACACGGCCCTCAACACCGAACGTGGAGGTAACCTGGGTGTTCTGGACGATGAGCTGAACCTTGCGGAAAACGCGGCCAGTGGAGACATAGGTGCGACCCATATCGCGGAGCTTGCAGCCACCCGCGCTGTTGATGGTGGACGCATAGCGGGTGCCCTGGGAAATACCGCCGACATAGACGGCAGGGTTCTGGGCCCACGCAGCCTGGGTGAGGACACCCGAGGTGGCGTTCAAGGCGTTGATGCCACCAGGATACATCAGAGAGGACACAGGGATGAAGTTACGAGAGTCAGTGGGGATCTGCTTGAGGAAAGAAGGGATGGCGCTCATTGAATCTATACCTTTTCTTTAGAAAATAATTTTGCAAAACTGGGACATTGCCGTGAATCTATTTTGGCGGGTCTCGGTAGAAGGCGCAATGTCAAAGCTCCCCCACGCAGATTTTGAACTCCCTTTATCAAATCCGGTAGGGTTTGCGGGACAGAATGGCCGTGTAAATTTAGCCGCACGATCCTCTGCCGGTGGCCAAGCCCCTGAGAACTTTCCCGGATATAAATACCAGACAACAGCGGAAAAAGGATTTGAGGCTGATATGTTACGCGGCAACTGGGAAATTACACCGGTAAGTCAAAAGTTTTTTAGCCCGGAAAACATTAAACTCCTCCAAAATGCGATCCGCCGATATGTCTATGAGAAAAGCGCACCAAAAAATTATGTGATTGACGATCAGTCCGTAGATGAACTCAAAATTATAATGCGCGCGATTTATTATCAGTATGCCCGGAACCTGCCCTTTGATGTAGCCAACCAAGTGGCCGATTTAAATGACAAAGTGGTCGCCTGGTCTGGTCCGCACATCTTAAGTGCTGTCCAGCATTACTATTACTATTTGGATGATATAAGTCATATGCCTGTGCCTTTGCAGCAGGCTCAGAACCTCAGTGCGGCTGGGACCAAGTCACTGCCGTTTAATAACTTCGTTTAGAAGTTATGCTTTCGACTTCGGAGAAACAATAACTTTGTCTAAGTGTAATAGAATGCTTCCTGATATCCGTGATATCCACAATACAAACCTTTATTTGCCGATTCTTACTGCGTCTAGTATTGTAGACACAGCAGGACTCTTTGTCTGGCGGTATACATCTCTGCCGAATGCTCCCATTAACAAGTGGTATGACCAATTTGGTTTGTCCGCGTATACCGCAGATGTTCTGAGTATTGCGCTGGGTGTTGTATTAACACAGATAGCAACGACGTGGATTGGAGGTGCGTGGAATCCGTGGTTTTTCTGTGCGATGTCTGTTGTGATTCAAATGGCCCACGATCTATTCTTTGGGAATGTGATTGTCCCTATGATACCCAAAGGTCACAACACCATTATGGATTTGATGAAAGAATATGTAAAAATTAAGTTCCCTGCTGGGATTTTGATTGTAGATGCTATTTATATGATTTCTGCGAGTTTATTGACAATGACCTTTGCTTCCCTACCTATATCATATAGCTGGTTCAGTTTGTTATGGACCATTTACATTACGATGTATGTGCTTTACACCCGTCCTTCTTAATTTACTTCTTCGCACTGCGCTTCTTCTTGGGACCAGCACCGATCGCACTTGTCGCATTTCGCCGCTGCGTCTCCATTGCTGCCCATCCCTCCTCAAACTCCTCCAGATCAGAAAGCCACAGCGCATTCGCATTCGTATCACGCAGAGTCTCATAGGCCATACGAGCATTTACGACACAGCGCTCAGCCTCCTCAACAGCAGAGGCCTTTACACGATCCATACGAAGTCTCAGTAGATACTCGTATGAATCCACTTCGTCAGGCTTCTCAGGATTGCTCAGTGGCGGCAGATTGTTGATATCCATCCCCGTGACAATTTCCTCATCTGAAGCACCACGGAGTTCCAGAGTTCCATTGAGGATCGCCTTGATGAATCGCGCCTTCGCATCCGCCTCCAGAGCTTCACGCTCCAGGCGAGCCATCTCACACTGACGGCGCTTCTCATACGCAAGGAGGCGAGGAGTGAAGAAAGCCTCCACCATATCTCCCACCGTGGAATACTTCACAATTCGCATCTGATCATCAAAGCAGGTCATATTGGACAGACGCCAACTCGTCGTGAGTTTGAATCGCTTCTCAAACTCAGCAGGCTCGGCCTTGATATCCTCATAATAGTCATTTTCAAAGTAGAGAATGAAATTCACCGTGTCGTCATCGTAGAGATCATCAAAGGACTTCAGGATAGGCTTTCCCTCCTCATTGAGACCAGACTTCTCTCCACTGGCCAGTTCGTCCAGGAAGACCTTGTAGTCCTTCGTCCAAGTTCCAACAGGAAGCTCTGTAATCGTAATGCTGCGCTTCGCATCATCAAATGAGTAGAGCCCCTTCGTGATCCAAGTATCCTCATTTACAGAAGTCACCTGACCGCGGAATCCGAACCACCAGGGCTGAACCGTGAGACCATTGAGAGACTTCTTCACTCCTGTCAGACGCTCCTTGAGCATCGTAGTAATTGTGAGAGGGTGATGGGGAGGAATATCTGTGCTGAATCCAGTGCCGATTCCAACACAACCATTAATAGCCAGAAGAGGAACAACAGGTAGATAGGAATCAGGCTCTACAATCAGCCCATCATCTTCGGTGTGATTAAGGATAGGCTGATCCTCCTTGCGGAAGATTTTCTCCACAATGGGCTCCAGATGAGTGTGAATATAACGGGGAGAGGCTGAATCCTTGCCACCTAGGAGTCTTGATCCAAACTGTCCAATGGGAACCAGAAGATTGATGTTGTTGGATCCTACAAAGGTCTGAGCCATTCCCACAATGGTTGAATTTAGAGAAGCCTCACCGTGGTGATACGCTGCGTGCTCTGATACATATCCTGCGAGCTGTGCGACACGGATCTCTTGCTTCAGGTTGCGCTTGATACATCCAAACAGAATCTTACGCTGAGAAGGCTTGAGGCCATCCATCAGATGGGGCAGAGACCGCAGGTTGTCCGCATTGCTGAAGTGGATGAGTTCATCGTGGACAAAGCGGCTGAATCCAAGACTTCCATCCGAACCAGGAATAGCAGTGCGCTTCGCATCATACGTTCCTAGCCACTTCTTACGATCATCAGAACGCTTCTTACTGAAGGCCAGACTGACAGACTCATCCGTGGCCTCGTCCCACTTGTATTTGATTTCGTGAAGATTCTCAAACCACTCGCGAGCCTCTGCAGGAGTAGACGTGCCCAATCCCTTGTAATACTTCAGCTTCCATCCCTTCACTCCCTCTTCGCCCTGTTGCTCTTTCCAGGCCTCAAACTCGGGAGCTGAGTAGAAGGAGAGGACCTCGTTACGTCGCGTGGCCTTGAGAAGAGGAGTTGCGAGCGAACAGATAAATCCAATTTTCATCAGAGTGGGCCACTCCGTGTGAAACAGATTCATTAGCAGACCCTTAATGTGTGCTCCATCAAGATCCTGATCTGCCATAACCATCACACGTCCATAGCGGAGATCCTTCACAGAAGCATACTTCTTCCCTTGCTCCAGGCCAAGAATCTTCTTGATAGCGGTCAGCTCCTCGTTCTGGTTGAACTTAATCTGGCTGATATCCTTGACGTTGAGCATCTTACCCTTGAGAGGAAAGACACCCCACGACTCACGTCCAACGATCTTGAGACCACTGATTGCGGAAGTAGCAGCTGAATCTCCCTCCGTCAGGATGAGTGTACACTCACTACTCTTCGCAGTTCCAGCCCACAGAGCATCCTCAAGCTTAGGAATTCCACGGATGGTCTTCTTCTTCGTTCCATCCGTCTTCTTCGCATCCTTGGCCAACTTTGCCTCTACAATGTTCTGCGCTTCATCCAG